AAGGCAAGGATTGCGTATCTTGAACAGCAGATTGCGAGGCTGAAGGCCGCGAGCGCGCCCAAGGCCCTAACGTTCAAGGTGAGCAAGGCGAAGGCGGTGAGTGTGTACGGGCTGAATGCGAAGTGGCCCACGACACTCTACGCCAGCCAGTGGCAGAGGTTGTTCGAGGTTGTGGACAATCTCAAGGCGTTTATCGAGGCGCACCACGATGAGTTGTCGTGGGGTAAGGATGAACAGCCGCCAACGGAATAGCAGGCAAGGCGAGTGTGGCAGAAATGCCACACTCGTTCCATTCGGCCAGAGGCGGGCGCTGGTGAGCGAAAACCCAGGCGCTGGGGGAATACCGACCCCGGCGCAAAAACGCACCAGCGTCCTTCCCTGGTCGATTGCGCCCCATTCCAGGGGCGATCGACCGGGAAAAGCGAGGAACGATGAGCATCACTAAGCACATAGGCGAGCTAGAAATAGATCATAGCCGTGGCGTTATCTACTTCTCCAGCAAGGAAGGTTGGACGCTCTTAAGAATCTGTAGTTTGCCCAAACCAATACCGGCTGTTGGTCCGACGATATTGTTGGATATAACACATATGCACGGGCAAAGCTGGGGAAACCTAGACTGATGTGGGTGCTGGTGGTTGTGTTGCTCATTGGGCCAGAGCCCAGTGTGGCAACACACACTTACGCAAACTACGCGGTATGTGAGAGTATGCGTTTGACTTTGCTCAAACTGAAACCAGAGCTACACACAATCTGCATACACCAAGAACAAGGTGAGCAGGGGATATGACCCCTGCCACAATTCTGCCACAAAAACGCCCTGAAAATACCTTATTGTGGCCATAAAAACGCCACAAAGGTGTGATCTAATTGCAACATAGCATGGAAAGGCAAGTTCATGCAATCAGAACGGATCTACCAGAATATCGCGAAAGCTGTGGCTGGTGAGCAGGTTGTGGATGTGCTCACTGCCATCGGCATGTTGGCGAGTCAAGTCTTCACCTCCGAGCACATTGGGACTTATGAGGAGCGCAGGGATTGCGCTGTTAGTTGGTGCAGGACTGTGCTTGAGACTGTGAGTGAGGTGGGAAGAGCGCAGAGGAGGACACATTGAAACAGATGAGCTATGTTGAGGCGATGAAAGACTACTTTGGCTTTCTCCCTGGACAGACTATGAGTGAGTTCTTTAGAGAGCTGAAGCAGCTCACGGACACGGATCGGGCTGAGTTCAAGGCCATGCTTAGGTCCGTGGGTTATGAGATTGTGGCTAAGGTTTAATACATTGCCCCACGTCGCAAGGCGTGGGGTATTTGTTCATTTAGGCGAGGTGGGTTATGGCAAGCAATGAACGAGAGTTGAGAGAGGCGTGGAATAGAACACTCCAAAACCTTGCTACCTTTGCACGTTGCTCATCCAGAGCAAGGAATTGGATAAACCAACAGGTTATGATTAACCACGAGGTTATTCATAACCTATCCCCCAGTCCGACAGGGGGATTGATGTCGGAAAAAGCGGAGGTGCCAAATGGCATCTACGGACACAGTAGAACAGACGGAAGAAGTGACGTTCAGGCTGGAGGTCACGATACCAAAAGCTGGACGCAGCTTCTCCTTAGACCTTGAGAAATTGCCCAAACACATCTACGCGGCGATTATCCTCAAGGGTGCAACAGACCTGATGTCCAGGGGCTTGACCAAGGTCGGGACCAAGGACAGCGATGGTGAGAAGCTTCAGGGAGAGGAGCTGGAGGCAGCTCAGGAAGCGGCCACGGAGATGGTCGAGCGTAACCTGGAGGCCATGTACAGTGGCGAGATGACAGTCCGTGGAGGCGGACGGAAGAAGGTTGCGGGTGCGGTTAAGGCGCGCGCAATGCAGAAGGCCAAGCGCATTGTCAAGGCCCAGATCAAGGCCGAAGGCGAGCGCATTGGAGACTATACGGGCAAGGAGATCACCTTGGCCGCGGAGCAGTTACTCGACGATCACCCGTCCCTGCTTGAGGAAGCAGCGAAGGAGATTGCCGAGGAGGAGAAGAAGACCAAGGAGAAAGGATATATCAAGGTCGAGAGTGATGGGAAGTCCAAGCTTGTGAAGAGTATGAGGAAGGACCCGAAGCGCGTAGCTGCGAACGAGGCGCGGAAGGTTAAGAACCCTAGGCCAAGGGGGAGGGCGAAAGGAGAGGCACGGCTGAACGCGTAACACACTGAACTCAGTGCAGGGGGAATGTTCCCCCTGCACTTTCACACATCAACAGAAGGCAAGCAGACCAATGGAAACTACAAACCAAGAGGTACAGGATATGGTTGAGAAATTCACTTCAATGCTGAGCCATATCCGCGACACGTTCATCAATGCCTCAGCTCTGGCCGAGAAGGTGGCCCAGCTTGAGGCGAAGGTGAACGAAATGACTGCGAGTGTGGAACACTACACGAACCAGATCCGCAGTTTGGATGAGCTTGTGGTTACGCTCAGGAGCGAGCGTGACGGTGCGCTCAGTGAGAAGGCTCAGGCACAGAGTGCTCATAGCCAAATCTTCAACGAGCACGAGGCGCTCAAGTCTACCCACTCTATTCTCCAGTCGGACTTCAATCGAGTGGAGGCAGAGAGGGAGGAGTATCGTTATGCTAGGGACGAGGCGAATATGGAAATTCGCCGACTGTCCGATGAGCTTGAGGTCCTGAGAAAGAAGCACGCTGACTTTGTGCAGCATGTGGAGGGATTGTGGAAGGCGGTCAATCCGCAACCACGAGATCCGCAGAGCGGCCAGTTTGGACAGTGGCCGCAGGTTGTGACGGGCTAACACTCAGTAGGCTAGGGACGGTGCACAGTCCCTAGCCTTTTCTCTAATTACAAGGAATGAAGGAGGATCCAATGCCTGAATGTAAGTACGGCCAATGCAGAATGGTCAACCTATGCAAGACACACTGCGTACGCGCCTCTTTAGAACGCGATGGTTGGGTTTTGGGTAATGACAATCAGCTCGTGAAGAAGGCCCCTCTTACTTTACCCGAGCCCAAGGCCGGGGGAGCATCCACCTGCGCCCAAAAGTGAGGACACATGAAACACAGCAAGAACTGGACACAGCACCGCAAGAACCTGGACGATTACTGGAAAGCCTACCGAGAGCATCGTGCAAAGGTTATTGAGGAGGAGGTTAAAGATCTGCTGATCGAGCAGATTCCCGCCCCAACCAAAAAGGAGGAGGAATAGCTTTCTCATATCTCTCACAAGTCCTCATATCTCTCATAGGCTCTCATATTCTCATATCCCCCTCTCCCCCGTCCTCGTCCCAAGCTCAATGTGGGCCTCTCTTGTTTTAAAAAAAAAAAAAAAAATAACAGAAGTAACGAGAGAACAGAAGGGGAACGGGGGTAGATATGAGAATATGAGAGATATGAGAGATATGAGAGCCCGCATTCTGCTTGTAGCACGAAAAAAGTTGGTGAAAAATTTATTTTTCTCTTGACTTTTTGGCAAAAGTGTGTCATAATAGAGGTCAGAATCGGAGGAGGTGAATCTTGCGCTGGCGAGAAGAACTACGCAAACGACATGAGGCAAGCCTGGGCACCCAAAGCTCAGTCTGCCTGAACTGCGGCGCGCCACTGCGCATGAACAGACGGTGGTGCTCGAATGAGTGCTATGAGGAGTCCAAACTCTATGGCTCGGCCAAAAGTCGAGAGGGCATAACCCACAGGCCAAGCAGACACAAGTACAAGAGCCACACACCTGTCACCCTTCCCCACATCTCAATTCAGGAGCCAGACATGGAACTCTACAACCTCAAAACCACCAAAACCCCTGGTGTGTTCATCATCACCAAGTTTGATAAACACCTGGAGGTGGAATCATCCTACATCCTAACCTACGACGACTGTCACTGCCCCAGGGGGCAGGCTCATTCGAACTGTCGCCACCGCACGATGATCCACATCTTCAAACAGCACAAGCATGTTGATGACGGGTGGTTTCTGGATTACCACACGAGGCAATGGGTCCCACCCGTTGACCTCGACACCAACGCCCCCGAGGCCCATGAGCGCGAACCGGCCCCCTTGCCTGCCGCCGCTGCTCCAGTGGACCCACCCCCCGCTGTGGCTTCGGGGGCACCTAAACCCCGCGTACTTGGATTGAGAGGACTGTGATGAGCAAACCAGTAATCCCACCCACTATCTACCACGACGGTGTTAACCTCTACCTCGAATGGAGTGGCCATGCACAACGATTCCCGTTCACTGAAGGAGGACTTGCGAAAGCTCTTAAATTCATTCCTCACATTGCATCCAGCCCAGGATATGTCACGGGCAGAAGCAATATCGCTAGCAAGCTTCTCGATACGCGAGCTGCGAAGGTGGCGAGGAAGACTGCTGCGGCAAGAGAGGCACTTAAAACAACGGAAGGTCAAAGAACATCAGCAAGCGAAGCTCTCCGTGGTGTTAGAATGAGGAGGGAGATGAAATCATGAGCCTTTATCTGATCCTGCACAAGGTGCGGGGTGAACCTGCGTTTGATATTGCGGAGAAGATCGAGATCGGGGATGAGGAGGGGTGGGTTATACCAACCTCGGGTCATCGAGCATATCCAGTTGCCCACTACAGCCTTCAGCAGTTCATCGACTCAGGCCAAATTGATGACCTGGAGCCAATGCCTGACGACCTGCCCGACCACTACCAAATCCACGACGAGGTCAAACGCTATGGTGGCCGTGTCAGTGAGCTACTGGCCAAGCTCCACCTGCGCCCTCGCTATTCCAACCTCAAAATCCGACCACTGTAGGTGAACCATGTTAAGCAAACCGACACTCTACGACAAATACCACTTCTTCCTTGAACAACAACTCTCCTACCAACGCTGGCGGGCGGGAGCCAATGGGGAGGAGGGCAACCACATCGAGTCGAGGAAGTGTGCAGAGCGCGCCAACATGTTCGAGCAACTACTCAACGATCTTCGCCAACCCTCCACCCCCACTCAAACCACAGCCGAGCGAGTGAAGCGCTTCGAGTCTTCGCCCTCGAACAAGGAACTGATCTACGAATACCTCAAGGCCGGGCCAACGACCATAGAGACGCTCAAAATGCACGCCTGCGCCAAAGGCCGCCTGGCTCGCTCAATGCACGGGGCGGTTCTCAAGATGGTGCGTGATGGCGAGCTTAGTCGCACTGGCCCCTACGTGGATGTGGTGATGAGGTGACCCGCCTCCCATATTCCACCACCGGCGGGCAGGTCACGGAGAGCGACACGTTCGAGCAGCTCAACGAATACCTGCGCTTGGCTGAGGAGTGTTGCTACACCATCTGCCACCTTGCCCGAGCCAACGACCGCACTGCCCGCGCTGATGGTTTCCTCAAGGCTGGGCAGAACCTTGCCAGGATGCGGGAACTGCTCGTCCAATTCTCCACCTCCGGTAGGATCGTGCAATGACTGACCGTCGAACTTTTCTCAAAGGGCTGCTTAGCAGCGTCACGGCAACCCGAGCTTTCAAGCTCACCGCCACAATTGCCCTAGCCCCAATCAGGTGGATCTGGCCTCAGGATATGGAGAACTACGGCCAGTGGGACCGAGAGTACAGATACTACAGCGAAGCAAAAGAAGCATCTGACAAACTAGCGATAAAGATCATTGAGGAGCTAGTGCGTGATGGCAAACAAGAAATCTAAATCCGACCCTAAAATCCAATACCAATGGGAGCCAAAGAATGGAGAACGATGCGGACTCTGCACAATGTTCCGTGCCCCCGATGAATGCACCACCGTCGTCGGCCACATCTCACGTGGCGGGTGGTGCAAAATCTTCGATCGAGCTGACAGATGAGAACAAGCACATCCTCCACCTCATTAAGTCGACGAAGCGCAATATCCTCATTCGCGCTGATGCTGGGACTGGGAAATCCACCCAGCTCAAGCTCATTGACCACGCCGACTCGACCGAACCCAAACTCTATCTCGCTTTTGGTAAGCGCAATGTCGAGGAAGCTATCGCTGATCGAGAGGCTGGTGAAACACTCGCCTTCCGAGACACAACTGATATCCGTACTTTTAACAGCCTTGGATATAGAGTGTGGCGAGATGCGTTGGGAGTTAGAAAACTCAACGTGGATTGGAACAAGACCCGAGATCTCCTAAGGCAGGAGATCAACAACCTGCCCAAACGATATAGGAGTGATGCCTACGATGAGTACTTCGAAATCACGTCCGCCATCTCCCTCGCCAAGAACCTCGGCTACGTCCCTGACGGGAAGTTCCCCAACGCCCACCGACTCGTGGATACGGGAACCCTCATTGAGCGAATGGATACGAAGCTCTCAGACCTCGGGTGGACTCTGCTCGACTCCGTCCTCGTCGCCTCGATCAAAGCATCGTACGATGGGCTCGTTGACTTTGACGACCAAGTTTATATGCCCGCGATGTTCGGAGGTCCATTCCCTAAGTTTCCCCTTATCATGGTCGATGAGAGACAAGATCTCAACCCCTGTAACCATGCAATGCTTAAGAGATTCCACAGATCTCGTATTGTTGCAGTTGGCGACGGTGGGCAGGCTATATATGCTTTTCGTGGAGCCTATCCGGACGGGATGGACAGACATAAAGCCGAGTTCGATGCGGAGGAAGCGGATCTTACAGTCTGCTGGCGTTGTCCCGAAGCCATCGTCAAAGCGGTCCATTGGCACAAGCCGAAGATGAGGTGGGTGCGTCGTGGAGGACTGGCTGCTAGCCTACGCAATCCTGGTGTCCACAATTTCACTGATAATTGCGCTATCATCTGTCGCAACAACGCACCCCTTTTCTCACTGGCTCTTCGTCTTCTTGCTGCTGGGCGCAGCGTTAGCGTGCATGGCTCTGATATTGGGCCAAAGGTTATCACAATAATGAGGAAGCTTGGCGATGAGGGTATGTCACAACGTGAAACGCTCTCGGCCATCGACTGGTGGCTACAGGAAAAGCTCGCCCGACAATCTACCACAGCCAGAGATATTGCTGATTGCATGCGAGTATTCGCACGCAACGGTCAAACTCTACAAGGCGCAATCGCGTGGGCTGAGAGCCTTTTTGCACAGAAAGGAAATGTACAATTTCTCACAGGCCACAAAGCGAAGGGCCTAGAGTTCGACCTTGTGTTTCACCTCAACCCCCACCTGATCCGCCTGGAGGAGGAGCAGGAACGAAACCTGCGTTACGTCATCACCACCCGCTCCAAGGACACCCTCTATGAGATAGATGAAAGGGAGATACGATGGATCGGAAACTCATAATCTACACCACGATCTTTGGCACTGTTGGGTTCGCGCTTATGCTGGCTGGCTGTCCTATATACCGCGTTTACGACCAACGCATGAGTGGCGAAGCCGAACTGGCTCAGGCTCAGTATTCAAAACAGGTCCAGATCGTGGATGCTGAGGGTCGGCTAGCCGCGGCTGCTAAACTTGCCGAGGTTGAGATAGCCCGGGCCAAAGGCGTTGCCCAAGCCAACAAGATCATCGGCGACAGCCTCAAGGACAACGAAGCCTACCTCCGGTACCTGTGGATCACCGACGTTACCGGCAATAACAAACCGACGATGATCTACATTCCTACAGAAGCCAACATGCCAATCCTAGAGGCTGGACGAGGATTGAAATGAATGCACCCATCACAAGAAGCGCCTATAAGGCCTATTACGATGTGCTTGACCAAGCAATGGACTCACCCAATGGGATCCGGGTGAGGGTAGGTTCACGGGGCGATGCCATGCACTTTCGTGTGCGCTTACACAAAGCCCGTCAGCTCGACCGCGATCTCAACTGCCTGTCCCGTGCGCCGGATGACCCGGAGTATGGGATCTCAGACTACGACGCCCTGATCGTCCTCGTCCGCCACGAGGATGGGGAGTGGTGGGTCCACATCAAACGCAATATCATCGAACACGAGATAGAGGAACTCACAGCATGATGTGTCAAGTCTGCGTCACCGACCGTTGGCCTAATAGCAAGCCATTCATGTGCATTGTCTGTGGGAAGCTCTGCGATCCCAACACCGACCCCTGGACGCATTGGAGGTACACAAACGGAGCATGGGTATTCTTAAAGGGGAACCAATTACCAAAGTCACCATCTTCCTATACACCAAGGATATCGAAACGCTGAAACGCGCCTACGGTTATGGCTGGAGCGCAAGGATAAGGGAGATCATACGAGCATGGTCAAAACACAAGAGCGTATCGCCGATGAGGATGAGCGATTTCCAGGAGGAATGAACTACCTCGACTGGCTTATGAACATTCTGCCACCAGACGAACTCACTCCCCAAAACCTGGACCAAATCATTGCCTACGTCCGCAAGGACAGGGATCGAGCGGAGAGTGGGATCAAGGCGAAGAAGAGTGACTACTCACCCAAGGTGGATAAGCTGATGAAGAAGCTCCTCAAACCCAAGCCCAAGCTTGGACTGAGGCCGCTATGAGTACACTCGCCCTTCTCCAAGAGCCCGAGTCCCACTTCCTCCCCGGCACCAAAATCCAGTGGGCCTGGGACTCAACTTCCCTCGGCGATTTCAAACGCTGCGCCTACTACTACTACCTCACCCACATCTTGGGCTGGACTCCCAAGGATGAATCAGTCCACCTCCGCTTTGGGATTGAATACCACCTCGCCCTCCAGAACTACGACAAGCTCCGCGCCCAAGGTCTGAACCACGAGGACGCGTTGGTTGAGGTTGTGCGCGAACTCCTCTACTCCACCCGGGACTGGGACCCCGACGTAACCACCAAAGCCGGAGCCTCAAAAAACCGCCGCTCCCTACTCTACGTTGTGGTGTGTTATCTCGACCACTACCAAGACGACAAGGCCATCACCTACATCCGACCCGACAACACCCCCGCTGTCGAGCTGAGCTTTAGGTTCGAACTCAACTACGGCCCAGAGGGTTGGGACCAACCCTACCTCCTCTGCGGCCACCTCGACAAGATCGTGGTGTTCAACGACGAGATCTTTGGAAAGGATTACAAAACCACCAACAGCCCCCTGACCGACTACTACTTCGCCCAATACGAACCCAATAATCAAATGTCATTCTACACCCTCGCGACCAAGGTGGTGTTCGATGCAAATGTCAAAGGAATCATTGTCGACGCTGCGCAGCTTGCTAAAGACAAGCCAGAGAAACCTAACTTCGCCCGCCGATTTACGTATCGGTCTAGTGATCAACTTGAAGAATGGACTCGTGACCTCGCTTACTGGTTACGCTTGGCAGAACGATGTGCCCGAGAGGATAACTGGCCCCGAAACGATATGTCGTGCGATAAGTACGGTGGTTGCAGATTTAGGGAGATCTGTAACAAATCCCCGCAAGTCCGAGAGAGGTTCCTCACGGCAAGCTTCATCCAGCTCCCGGAGAACGAAAGATGGAATCCACTCAAGACGAGATAGAGTTTAGGGTCCGCTTGATCCTGGGGAAGTTTAGAGTGATCAGGGTGGAGAGAGGAGCCACTGGGTTTCGAGCAATGATTGACCTTGGAAACTCCGTCACCATGACCATAGACTGCCCATTTTCAGCAGACCTGCGCCGACACGACATCCTCACCTTCTACACAGAGGTACCCTATGCCGACCCTTCAACAACACCACTCAACAAACCTAATTAAGCTCCTCGTCCTTGGGGATTCCAAAGCTGGTAAGACAGGTGGGCTTGCCTCGCTTGTTTGTGCCGGATACAAGCTCGCCATCGTAGACATGGACAACATGCTCAGCCCACTCCGGTCCTTTGTTGAACGTGAGTGCCCTGAGCTTTTGAACAACGTTCATTTCGCCACCTTTCGCGATACCTACGTCATGGGTCCAGATGGGCCTGTGATTAAGGGTGTGCCCAAGGCCTACACCTCAGCACGCAAAATGATGGAGCATTGGAAAACAGATGACGAAGATCTCGGACGACCCTCGGAATGGGGACCCGACTGGATACTTGTATGGGACAGCCTATCTCGATATTGCGACTCGGCGTACGACTGGGCTGAACCTCTTACGCCCAGGGGTAGGTCGGGTCAACTTGACCCTAGAGTCACTTATGGAAACTCGCAGGACGCGGTGGAGAAGGATTTGGCTAACCTGGGGAGTGATAGCCTTGCTACTAACGTTATCGTCATTGGCCATCTTGTTTATATGACGATCCAGGATCCTTCGGGAGCGGAGAGGGTGAAGGCGTTCCCACAGGGGATTGGACAGAAACTATCCCCAAAGATCCCACAGTACTTCCCCAACGTCGTGCACTTCTACAACAACAATGGCAAGCGAACCCTGCGCACGACCTCAACCCCGCTCTTGGATCTTGCCAATCCAAAGCCTTTTGAGATGGAGAAAGAGTACCCAATCGAAACCGGACTAGCCGACTTCTTCAACGTGTTAAGGAAGCCACCCAATGCCAGTAAAAACCCAAGCACAGCGCAAGCATCTATCGCTGATGTTAAAACGCCACTGGAAACACAAACACAAAACCCACCGCAAGCGAAGGAGCAGCATAGAAACAGCCATATCAAGACGTATCGCAGAGCTTAAGCAGAAGATCCATCACCTGAAACAGATCAAGAAGGAACTTGCCTAATGGCAAAATCAGCAACGCAAACCAAACCCACCTTCGGCTCGATCCTCGACCAACCTGCGCAGGACGCAGAGCGGCCGCCTCTCCTCCCCCGCGGTTATTACGACACCGTGGTCCAGAGCTTCAGGGAGGATAAGTCGGGAACCGGGACCGAGTTCGTAGCCTTCTCCCTCAAGGTGATTGGGCCTTGGGAAGGGAAGGGAGAGCCGGATGAGGATGAACTTGAGGAGTTCGGGGAAGTCCGCGACTCCATCATCGAGGTCAGGTTCTACCTCACCGAGAAGTCGAAGTATAGGCTGAAGGAATTCCTCGAACATTGCGGAGTGGATCTCAGCGATGGGAAGTCCTTCAAGCAGGCGGTTCCCGAAGCCGTGAACTGCCGAGTGTTGGCACAGGTCGCACATGAGCCACTCCAATCAGGCGATGGAGTGATGGCCCGCGTGCGGAACACTGCTCCGGTTGAGGAGTAGGCCGGCCGGCTCGCTAGGGCGCCGTAAGGTCAAGTTGACCACCTAGCACTAATTAGGAGAGAGGGAAATGACTGACGGACAGCTTGAGGAATTGTATGAACTGCGGGAGGAGGTAAGGCAAGCGCAAGCTGTCTGTGACAGCTACGCACTGGAGAACCAACAGTTTAGCGATAAAATAGACAGGCTGCGCACGGCACTGGAGCAAATCGCGGCAATGAAAGGCGGGCAGGGGTTCTTGCTGTCGTGCCCGGAAATAGCTCGCCGCGCGTTGGAGGAGAAATGACCGAGCTGTATTACTGGTATTGGCTCACCAACACGCCGTTCATCTACGCCGTATCAAAGGTTCACAGCTGCGCATTCTACTTCATGCCGGTGGTGTTCCCATTGGAGGACAAATGAGGGTCAAGTTGACGCCGCTAGGCAAGCAACTGGTGTTTCCTGACGGTCATATCGAGGAGGGATTTGCTGTGGCATTCGAAGATACGATGGTCGAGCGGGTGGCATTGGCTCTGTCGAAACACCTGATCCATCCTGGTGAGATCAATACTGCGGCAGCCCGCGCCGTCATCGCGGCAATGCGGGAGCCAACGGAGGAAATGAACCTTTCTGCTAACAAGATTACTGGATCAATCTTGGTTGTTCCGATTTGGCAAGCCATGATCGACGCGGCATTGGAGGAGAAATGACCCCCATCGCAATCGTTGGCGAAGCCTGGGGCGCAGAGGAAGCCAAGCGCCAGGCCCCCTTCGTTGGGTACAGTGGGATGTTCTTGACCCAGATGTTGGCCGACGCAGGGATCAACCGCTCAGACTGCTTGCTAACCAACGTCTTCAACCTCCACCCTCCCGGAAATGATATGGAGGCACTCTGTGGCCCGAAACCAAAGTCAATCCCCGGCTACCCTGGAATCAAGTTCAAGTCCACCATCAAGTACATCCGAGCCGAGTTTGGACCCGAACTCGACCGACTGGGAGAGGAACTCATTAAAGCGGATCCTAACGTGGTTATCGCCCTCGGAGGTACTGCTATGTGGGCGCTGCTTGGCAAGACTGGAGTCAGTAAGTTCAGAGGAGTGGCAGAAATTTCTACTCACACTGCCACCGGATTCAAAGTGCTGCCCACATATCACCCTGCTGCTGTCACCAGACAAATGACCCTGCGCCCGACAGTGATCTTGGACTTGGCCAAGGCCCTGCGTGAATCCGAATTCCCAGACCTGCGTCGCCCAAAACGTGAGGTGTGGATAGAACCAACCCTGGAGGATCTACATGAATTCCGACGACACATCGACGGATTCGTTTCTATCGACATTGAGACAAGCGGCCACCTTATTACTTGCGTTGGACTCGCTCCAAACCCCGGACTTGCGCTTGTCATACCATTCGTTGACTCTCGACGAAAGGGACGAAGTTATTGGCCTACTCCTGCGGACGAACGAGAAGCTTGGAAATTTGTGGCAGAGGTGGCGGAAGATCCACGAGTGAAGAAGGTGTTCCAAAATGGGCTCTATGATATTGCGTTCCTTTATCGCGCGATGCGAATTAAGGTGCGCGGCGCTGTTGATGACACTATGCTACTCCATCATGCTCTTCAGCCTGAGGCTCTTAAATCTCTTGGTTACCTGGGTTCTCTCTATACAGATGAGGGAGCTTGGAAGCAGATGCGAGAGAGGGTTACGACGATAAAGAGAGACGAGTAATGCCGAACATCATATCTGCACTAAATCGTATAGCAGCCAGTGATAATCCTGATTATAATAGAGGGATACATTGGAAGCTAGTTGGTAAATACTTCTACGATAAGGATGGAGATGGTTTCATTAGGTGGAAAAAGCGGCCCTCACAGAGCGTACACGAACACGATATAGCCGGATCCATACATCTCGATGGAGGAGGAACCTCGGCAGACTATCGCGGTTGGGGCAAAGGTTTCGTATACGTGATTCGGTTTAGGAGGGTAAGTTTTAGACGATCACACCTAGTGTTTGCCCTCTACCGTAACCGTTGGGTCACGCCAGGAATGACGCTGGATCATCTTGATGGGGATAGACTGAACGATTGCATTTCTAACCTTGAAGAGGTTACGCATGAAGAGAATCTGCGCCGATATAATTTCAAGCGATGGCACCCCGAATGAAGGTAATTGAAACCGCCACCGCCTCACCCCATGATCTTACCCCTCAAATCCGAGAATGGATTTACAATGGGATGGATTGCTGTGTTACCGCTGAGGTGCTCGATGTGCTCCTGCCCCAGCTGGATAATCATACCGCAGCTACGTACAACTTCTCCCGCGACTTACAGGGGCCAGTGCTTGAGATGCGCGTACGAGGAGTGCTTATTGACGAGGCCCGAAGGGTGGATGTGATAGAGGAGTACTATGAATTACTGGATCGACTCGAAGGTCAATTGGAGAAGATTGTTGGAGTGGGTTGCGGTATGTATGATTTTAACTGGCGCAGCAACAAGCACCTCCACGAACTCTTCTATGGTATTCTGGATCTCCCTCCTGTGCATAGGGGTGGGAGTCCTAGCGTTAATCGTGATGCTTTGGAGAGATTATCACAATACTTCTCCGCCACGCAGATAGTGAACCACCTCCTCGTGATGAGGGATTTGCAGAAGAAGATCGGAGTGCTGAGAACGGAGATCGACAGTGACGGAAGAATGCGGACCTCGTATAACATTGCGGGCACGAACACCGGAAGGCTATCTAGTTCTTTTTCCGAATTTGGAACGGGAACAAATCTTCAAAATATTGAGGAGTCCCTTAGGAGCGTATTTGTTGCCGATCCAGGATACAAACTTGCCTACCTCGACGCTCAGCAAGGCGAGTCAAGAGTTGTCGGGGCGCTTGAGTGGAACCTCGGGGATGGGCGATATCTCGACGCCTGTGAAGGAGGAGATCTGCATACTACTGTTGCGAAACTCATCTGGCCACGGGACGTACCTTGGACAGGAAATCCCCGAAAAGATAGAAAGCTTGCCGAGCGCCCGTATTATCGACACTACGATAGACGCTTCATGTGCAAGAAGATTGGCCACGGGACTAACTACGGCGGTAAACCGAGGACACTCGCGAATCAGGCTAAGATTGATATCGGGCTCATCGAGGAATTCCAGCCAAAATACTTTGCCGCCTTCCCGGCCCACCACCTCTGGCACGCCGACGTCGACCGCCGCCTGAGGGAGGATGGATACATCATCAATCTAACCGGGCGCAAACGGTATTTCTTCGGGAGGAGGAACGATGACACGACACTCAGAGAAGCAATCGCTTACGATCCACAAGGCTCTCTGGCTGATATTCTTAATCGAGGCATGCTCAACGTATGGAGAAGAAGAGATTGTCAACTCCTTATGCAAATCCATGACGCAATACTTATCCAGTATCCCGAAGCAGAAGAAGATAGAGTTATACCTAAAGTTGTCGAAGCACTTAGAACTCCTATATCGCTCGACCGGGGACGAGATTTTGTCATTCCTTACGAAGTAGCCACAGGGTGGAACTGGGGGAAGTTTGATGAAGGCAAGAATCCAGATGGCCTCAAAGCGTATATTCCCGCCGACAAACGGAAGCGCCAACAGAAGGTGTCAATCATGGATCGACCGGTTCGTCGAGTTTACCGAAAATCTTGAGGCCCCAAAGCTGTTTCGGAAGTGGACTGCGATTGGCACGATCGCAGCGGCGCTGGAGCAGAAGGTTTGGTTAGACACCGGGGATAGGCTTTATCCCAACCTCTACGTTGTCCTCGTGGGGCATCCGGGGGTTGGGAAGACTAGGACTATAATGAAGGGTCGGGCGCTCTTAGATACCCTGCCCGACTTCCACCTTGCGCCGACCGATATGACGAAGGCGAGTATGATCGATGCCCTCGTTGGATCTAGGAGAGCGCTCCCAGTTCAGATGAACGGAGTCCAGACCACCCTAGAATTCCACTCAATGACAATCATGTTCGACGAATGGGGGACCCTGCTCTCCTCGTTCGAGGGGGACATGATCCCCACCTTAACCACATTCTACGATGTAACGGTGCCCTATGAACACACACGTCGCCATAAAGACACTCATGTTCGCATCCCTCGTCCGCAGCTTAGCATTATTGCTGGCAGCACTCCTAGTAATCTGGTTAAGTTTGTCCCCGACTTCGCTTGGGATCAAGGCTTCACTAGCCGTCTTATTCTCGTGTTTAGTGGTGAGCGGAATATTCGAGATGATTTCGCTGTCGTTACTGGAGAAATCCCGGAGGACTTGGTTAGCGATCTTAGATCAATATTCGGTTGCATTGGAGCGTTCAGCTGGACTGACGCATGGCACAACGCAGTCAAGAAATGGAGGGAAGTAGATGACGAACGACCCAAACCCACCCACCCCAAGCTCGTCCACTACAACGCCCGACGACGAGCCCACTTATATAAACTGGCAATGGTCGCTGCTGTTGACCGTGGCGATAGCCTGCTGTTGGATCGTCCTCAGTTCGATACCGCTCTGGGATGGCTCCGGGAGATTGAGCAGTCTATGCCTGAGGTCTTTGCAGCAGGAGCGGTCAGCGTGGATGGACGTGCTATGGACGAAATTGAGGAGTTCGTCGCACGTCAAGGCCGACCGGTCTCCGAGCATCGGATCATTAGATTTGCGCAAAATCTACTTCCAGCCCACTCCCTTGTTAAAGTCCTGTACCTCATGCTTGCAGCAAAGAGGCTTAGGCAAGTGGGAAAAGACCCCATCACGTACGTGAAGAACCAGGAGCCGGATTAGGCCACCTCACCAACCCACGGGTACATCACCTCGACCTCGTCGTCGGTATCGATCCCAAGTTCGCGCATTAGGCCGGGGGAGATGTCGGCGACTCGGCCGGTGGAGGTGTGGGGGCCCCAGTCGGCAGGGTGGGCGGTGAATTGCCGCTTGGTTTTGGTTGCCCTCACCAACGCCACCTCGGGTCCAGCCAAGCGAGTTTTTGGGAACTGGGCGTAATCCCAACGAAGGGCAACGTAACGCTTGTCTGGGTTCAGGCGACGGGCGAGGCCGGTAGTGCCAGCGGGTTGGGTGGGGAGGAAGATCTCGGGCTTGGTCTCGTATTTGTAGATGAACGCAAGGCCCTCGCTCGGGGTGACCCCGGTGTCGTTTGGGCCTCCAAACTGACTCACCTTACCCACCACGTAGAGTTGATCCTTCGGCGCCTCCTCCGCCATCGGCGCAATGGCGTTGGCGATTGCTTCACAGATGTCGTCGAAGTGTTGGGTGTAGGCTTCGACGTCAGCTCCAGCATCGACGAAGCAGACCTCAAGCAAGATCGCGGGTTTGGTTGTGCCGTTGAGGAAGTACAGATCTGAGCGCTTCTTTGCGCCACGGTTAATCAACCCACTGACTGAGCAGACTGCGTTGGTGACCTTGGTCGCGAGAGACTCTTGGGTGATGTAGAGCGTTTCGTTCCCGCGCCCTCCGTCGGTTGGGACGTAGGCGTTGAAGTGGACGGAGACGTCGAGGTCGCGGTCCTGTTTGTTGTGCCAATTGACGATGGTGTTGAGATTTTGGGATTGGGTGGTGGAGACGTCGTCGTTAAACGTCACTACCTCGTTCCCGCTGAGGGTGAGGAAGTCGGCGACAGCGGGCACAACCTTTCGTGCCTCGTCGACTTCGTCGATCAACCCCTTTGCGCCACGGACGTACTTTCCGTGGCCGCTACTGATGGCTATCTTCATGAACTGGTTCCTTCAAGGTTGGGGCGAGGAAGAGGGTTCTCTTTGAGGCGAGGCACTGATCGATTAGCTTGTGGATCAACTCGTCCTGCGCCTGGTAGCGCTGGGTCGTGCGAATATTCAAGGCATGTGCGCCAAGGCCAACAGCGACCACGAAGATGATGTTCATCACGATCAGGGCAAGGGCGATTGGTTGGCTCCTTAGGGCCTCAACTACGCCACTCGCGACCTTTGCGCCTTCTTCTACTGCTCCTGGGTTCATTAGTGTCCCTCCAACCACCACTTTTGGCCGGTGCTTAGGGTTACATCCGTCGTTCGAGCAAGATGCCGACCAACAACCCCACGCCGGCTAGGATTAGCAATAGCGTAAATCGCTGCCAAAACATCTCTCTGCGCATCAGGGTCATTGTCCCCACGTAGATGTCCCTCTGGGCGAAAGATCAGCACCGTGCGTTGGGCGTCCCCGTAGTACCGGAGGCATCCCAATCCCAAAGTGAGGAGACAGCTGGAGTAGGTATCTTGGGCATAAACGACGTTACTTGTAGTTGGTAAGTACCATCCGCACCACACACTAGGCTGTATTGAAAGGAGGTGAACGGGCCTCCCGTTTCGAGCAAGTCCTTGAGCCACGGCCAGACTAGCATTCCCGCCGCAGCTGTACCCGACAATGGTGGCGGTGTCACTGTGGGGTGAGGCAAGGATTTCATCGTAGACCCTTTGTGTGTCGCGATAGTCGTAGGTGGCAACGCGCCCAACGCCGGAGATGGTTCGGGCCCTACGCGCGATGGTGTTGATTCCCGAGGAGAAGATGTGTGGTCCGGCTCCGTAGAAGAGCCAGACGTTCTCTGCCGCCCCTGCGGGGAGAGTGAGTGCTAGTAGGAGTGCGATTGCGAGCTTTCTCATTAGTGTGCTCCTACGAAGAATTGTCCGACGAAGTGGAGGACGGCTGCGGAGATGGCGAAGCCCATACCGAAGAGCAGTCCGAAGAGGAAGTTGTCGATGTGCTTTTGCATATCATGGATCCCTGAATGCAATTGCGCCAGACAGGCTCCTGGCACGTGAGCGTACGCGGTGCCCATCGTTTCCGCTGAGCACTATCCAATTCCCCGGCCCACCTCCTACGATCTTCCCAACATGATGTACCCACACAACAACAGCGCCAACGTGAGGGCCACTAGCCATCCGTCCCCAATGAGCCCAGTTTCGTGCAAGATTATAAGAGGAATCAGCCACACCCATCACCTGTCGCATGTACCATCCGCACCAAGCTGAGGGTCGGCCTCCGTGGTAGTGGTGGCGGTGGTGGGCAAGCGCAGGGGTATGGAGGAGGAAGGTGAGAATGAGAACGCTTAACTTCCGCATATCTAAGCTCCGTAGTGGTTGAAACGAACTTCACTTCTTGTGCTCCTTAGGATGAAACCCAGGTAGGCGCAGGGCCGCGCCGTGCTCGTAGAGGGTGTGGGGGGTGTCACGGTTGGGGTGGTCGATATCCCAGGCCCACTTTGCGATGTGCCCGAACTCGTCGTTGAGGTAGGGGGAGAACGTGCCGCCGAGAGAGATGAAGTCTTTGATTGTCTTGCCCCCATGCTGTGCGTCCATCGGATGACGTTCCTCGAGATCTTGAACAACATGAGTTAGGCCACCCAACGCTGTGTCGAGCATACCTAGGGTGGAGGGCCAACCGCCAACGTAGGCGTGGACTGCTTCCCTCACCCCAGGGATCATGCCCGACATCATCATCAGCAACGTCTTCCCTGCCCACGTGCCCCAGTTATCGTGCTCGTGGCCGGAGTAGGGGGTGACGATCTCCTCGATCAGGGCCGGGGCGAGGTTGGCCATGACCAAGAGCTTGATTGCAGTTTGGCCCTCCCGAAGGCCGCGTTTAAACGCCTCGCTATCCTGCGTCTTGGCAAAGTCGCCGAATTCGTTGACCATTGCCTTCGACCGCCAGTAGGCCTCGTAATTGCGTTGCCACATGGTGTTGAAGAACAAGTACAGGCGGGTGAAGGATCGGGCCAAGGCCCCGCCCTGCATTATCTCAGGGCGTGCGCTCACAAGGGTCGAGCCGTGGGCCCTGCGCACTGCGCGGTCCGCAACCTGCACTGCGAGGTCCTTACTCACGTCCCCAGTCTCCC